GAATTCAAAATTAATTAATTAATAGTCAAATGGCAAAAAAAGAAAACAAAACATCGATTGATTTAGTAACAGTTAGTTTATCAGAAGATAAAATTAACGAACTAAAGGAATACAATGGTAAGTTACAACAAGTAATGACCCAAATTGGACAAATGCACATCAGAAAAAACGAACTACATAGTGAGTTAAGTAAAGTTGATGAAGCTTTTACTCAAGCTGAAGAAGCATTTAAGGAAACTAACTCAGAAATGAGAAAGGAATTGAACAAATTGGAAAGAGATTATCCAAGAGGTCAATTAGATATGGAAAAGGGGACTGTTACTTACAACCCTGCTATCAAAGAACAAATGGAACAACAAGCACAACAACAACAAGGTGGAGCTCAGATGGGTGACAATGGTGTTGGAGGAGGTGATGTTGTAAATTCACCATTCGTTCAGGTATAATTGGTAAAAGTAATAAATCGTATATTTATATAGTACAAAGGAAATAGTACTTTTATAATGAACGAATTATCCCAATTTTTAGTAGAGAGTATATTATTAGGTGAAACGGACAGTGTAGACAACAAAGTTGTAGTTTACGCTGGCCGTTTTCAACCGTTTCATAAGGGGCATTACGCAACCTACTCTCATTTAGTAAAAAAGTTCGGTAAGAATAATGTGTACATTGGTACATCTAATAAAACCGATAATAATAAATCTCCATTTAACTTTAAGGAGAAAGTGATGATTATCACAAAAATGTTTGGAATTCCTTCCAGCAGAATCATTGAAGTAAAAAATCCATATGTACCAACTGAGGTACTTAAAAAATTCGATAAAGATACTACGGCATTTATCACAGTAGTTGGTAAGAAAGATGCTAGTAGATTAGGTGGTAAGTTCTTTACACCTTATAAAGATAACTTAGACTTCGAAGGATATGAGGATAAGGGGTATGTTTATATCGCTCCTAATCAATCTAATCCAATTAGTGGAACTGAAGTTCGTAATGGATTAAAATCAGGTTCAGATGATGATAAGAAAGATTTCTTTTCAAAAAGAGCATATCCAAAATTTGATAAAAAGATATTTGATTTTATAACAAACACATTAAACGAAGATTTTACTATTTCAAAAGAAGTAGTAGAAGCGTGGTTAATTGAAAATGTTGATTTAATCAAAGAGGCATCATCTACTATGGGTAAAACCGCAGTTGATGATGGACCTAATTATATCTTTCCATCTTATGCAATATTCGATAGAGTTTCTAAGAGAAGAGCAGAGGCAATAGGATATACTGTTTTATCACAAATAATGACTGATGAACTTACTGATATAGACCCACATCCAATTTATCCTGATGGGCCTGTAAAAGCAGTAACTCCATATCCTGCAGGTGTTGCTGGTAAAACAACCGCAACTAACCAAAAAGATTTTTATGGTACTGATGCTTACAACAAATGGTTCAAGCACGTAACTAGACTTGCTGGATTGGTAGGATATTCTTTACTTAATTTTGCTGACTTAAAGGATGATAAAAAACAATCAACTAAAGATTTATCAAACGAAAAGAAACCATCAACTAATACAATAGAAGAAGATATTAAATTACCAGTAAACATAGGAGATACAATTCTAACTGGTAGATTTAAAAACAAAAAAACAATCATCAAAACAATTGGTAAAGATGAACATGGGATGCCAACTATAAATGGTAGAAAGGTAGTAAACTTTAGAATTGTTAAAGAGGGTACTATTAATGAAATTCCAATGGCTGATTTGGTGAAGATTGATAAGTATGCTGATAAACAACTTAATCCAGTAGATATAGTTCTAACTGATAAACATTTCTTCGATAGGTTAACTGACCCACGAAACAAAAAAGAAATATCACAAGCTGAATTAATTGGATTCTTTAAAAGATTAGGAAAAAAGAAAAAAGAATTTGTAAACTTCCTCAATCAGTACAATCAAGTTGTAGCAAAAGATAATAGAACAAATCTTAATATTCCATTTATGAAACAAGCGAATAAAGTAATCGCTAAAACCATAATGAGAAAAGATGATTTTAAAACATCAGACCCAGAATATAAATTTGAATCATTACCAACTAAAGTTACTGATAAGTTTAAAGCTGTAAAAAGTGGTAAACCTTCATCAGAAGCTGAAAAAGATTTTAATAAACATCATCAAACATCTGCAATTGCAAAAAGAGGTTCATTGGCTGAACCCGATACTATTGATTTTGATGATGATGGAAAAACACCAGGTCATCAAAACAAAGAAAAGGATACTAAGAAAAAAGGTTACGAACCTGTAACTGAAAAAGTAGTAGGTAATAAAATTGTATGTGATAAGTGTGGTTGGAATTGGAAAATATCAGAAGGTGGTAACGATTTATACATTTGTCATAAATGTGGTAATGATAACACTCCTAAGTTAAGTGAAGGATTACTATTAGAAGGTGGAGCATATGGACATATGAATCATCCATTCGATACAGAAATTAATTTAACGTTTGGACAACTTAAAGATATTGTAAATAAAGCATTAGAAGGAAACTTAGATTTAGCTAGAGAAAAGACAGATGGTCAAGCATTGGCAGTTAGTTGGAGAGATGGAAGATTAGTTGCGGCAAGAAACAAGGGACATTTGAAAAACAAAGGTGAAGGTGCATTAGATATTAATGGTGTAGCGATGAAGTTTGCTGGTAGAGGAGAATTGGAAAAGGCGTATAACTTCGCAATGAAAGATTTAACGAAGGCAATATCTAAGTTGAGTGAGAAACAAAAAGATAAGATTTTCAAAGGAGGAGCTTGTTTTATGAATTTAGAAGTTATCTATCCAACTTCTGTTAATGTAATACCTTATGGTCAAGCACTACTCGTATTTCATGGGACTATGGAATACAACGTTGATGGTATTGCCATTGGAGAAAATCAAGAAGCTGCAAGAACACTTGCGGGAATGATTAAACAAGTAAATGCTGATGTACAATCTGCATATACTATTTCTGGTCCTCCAATTAATCAATTACCTAAATCAAACGATTTAAGAAAACTAAAAGGTTCTTATAATTCTAAGATATCAAAATTACAATCTAAATTCAAATTAAAAGATAACGATGGAATCGCTGATTATCATCAAGCTTTTTGGATGGATTTTGTAAATAAGAAATCTCCAACTAAGTTAGATAACAAAACTCTAATGGGATTAGTTAAGAGATGGGCATTCTACGATAAATCATTTAGATTAGATAGGAAAAATCTAACTGATGTAAAAACAATGGAATGGGCAAGGGGAATTGATAAGAATGACCACGCTAAAATGGCTAAAGATAATATTAGACCATTCGAAGATATCTTCTTAGGTATCGGAGCAGATATACTTTCATTTATGAGTTCAGTATTAGCAGCTAACCCTGATAAAGCAGTTAGGGATATGAAAAAGAGACTGGATAAAACAATTCAAGACGTTAAGAAATCAGGCGATGTTAAGAAAATTAATAAACTTAAATTAGAACTACAAAGGTTGAACGCTATTGGTGGTACTAATAAGATAGTTCCTAATGAGGGTATCGTATTTGTATATGGTGGTAAGACTTTCAAACTTACTGGAACATTCGCTCCACTCAATCAGATACTCGGTTTATTTTACGAATAGTAAAAAATCCAATACTTATATATATGAATATATAAGTTACAAAATATGGCTGAGAAGAAATTCAATAAAAAATATATGCACCCAACTCGTAGGAAGTTGGTAAATATGATTCAAACTGGAGAATATCAAAAAGATACTCAAGTTTCACTATCTGGTATTAAAGAAACTACCAAACGAAATATTGGTGATATTTGGGAAGAAGATGGTATTGTTTACGAACAAAAATCATATGGTAAGGTAAAACAATCTAAATTATCAAACGAACTTTCTAAAGTTAGAAAGTATTTAGAAGAACAATCTAAGTGTAAAGCAGATGATTGTGAAACCAATAACTATTCAAGAGCAGATAAAAAGTTAATAAGTAAAACTACATTTTGTGGAGTTTGTTTAGCTAAAAAAGAACAACAAATTAAATTAGATGGGTTATGGGAAGCATATGAAGAATATAAGATATATTCTAATATGGCTGCATATGGCACTGATACAATGGAAAAGTGGAATCAAGCATTACATGAAGTTTCCAATATTCACGAATACATCAACGATGATGGTTCGGTTGAGAAGTGGGCATCTAATGAAGATGTACAAACACTAAGAACTCAGATTGAAACCGATATCGAAAATGGTAAAAAGGAACTTACTGAAGTTATAGAAAAAAGAAATACAGCCTACATGAAATTAAAACCTATGAACTATGAATTGGTTAAAGAAATTTGATTTAAAGACTATAATGATAATGATACTATGTGTGGTATTGTTATTTAGAAGTTGTGGTGGTGGTGAAGAAGAAGAAAAAGAAATAATAAACGTAGATGGTAAAGATTACGAACTGTTAGAACAAAAAACAGATACCATATATGTAGAAAAGGAAGTTAAAGTAACAAAGTATGTACCAAAGTACATTACAAAAGAAATAATTAAGGAAGTAGAGATACCAATAGATGTAGATTCACTTGCAATTATTAAGGATTACTTTTCAAAGATAACAGTTAAAGATACATTAAATTTAACATACGATTTTCCAAATGTAGTTACCGATTCATTAGGTAACAAACCAAGTGGAGATTTAGGATTTGGTATTCTAACTGATGTCATTTCACAAAACTCAATTGAATCTAGAGAAATAGATTGGTTCTTTAAAATTCCAACTGTTTATAATACAACGATTGTGAAAGAATTACCAAAGAATGAATTCTATTGGGGTATTAATGGTGGATTTAATAAATCTGATATTATTAGTAATGTTGGTGGAGGATTAATCCTAAAAAGTAAAAAGAATAATTTATATCAATTAGGTTTAGGTATTCAGAATAATTCTAACACCTCACAGCTAGCACCATTTGTTAGTGCTGGTATGTATTGGAAGATAGGAAAAAAATAAATTTAGTTTGGCTAAAAAAGCATCATTAAAAGAAATAATCGCGGTAGAGTACAAACGTTGTGCATCTGACCCTATTTACTTCATGCGAAAGTATTGTATGATTCAACACCCTGTTAGGGGTAAGATACCGTTCCAATTATATCCATTTCAAGAAGAAACATTAGTTGACTTCAAAGACCATAGATATAATATTATTCTCAAATCAAGACAAACTGGTATATCAACATTAACTGCAGGATTTTCTTTGTGGAAAATGCTATTCAATGATGATTTTAATTGTTTGGTAATTGCAACAAAACAAGAAGTAGCAAAAAACTTAGTAACTAAGGTTAGGGTAATGAATCATTATCTTCCTTCTTGGTTAAAACTAACAACAGTTGAAGATAACAAACTATCTTTAAGATATTCAAATGGTTCTCAGATTAAAGCAACTTCAGCCGCTGGTGATGCTGGTCGTTCTGAAGCACTATCCCTTTTGGTATTTGATGAAGCTGCATTTATTGATAAGATTGAAGAAATATGGATATCTGCTCAATCTACATTATCTACGGGTGGAAATGCAATCATTTTGTCTACTCCAAATGGTGTAGGTAATTTCTTTCATAAAACTTGGGTAGGTTCTGAAGATGGTACAAATGGATTTAATAATATTAGATTACATTGGAGTGTACATCCAGAAAGAGACCAAAGTTGGAGAGATGAACAAGGTGTTTTATTAGGACCAAAGGGTGCAGCGCAGGAATGTGATTGTGATTTTGTTTCTTCTGGTGATTCAGTTATTGACCCACAAATACTTCAATTCTATAAAGAGACCTATGTACAAGAACCACTTGAAAAGGGTGGCTTTGATGGAAACTTATGGAAATGGCAATTTCCTGATTATACAAAAACTTATATAGTTGTAGCAGATGTTGCTCGTGGTGATTCTTCGGATTACTCTGCTGCTCATGTTATAGATGTTGATGCATCTGAACAAGTAGCTGAATATAGAGGTAAGTTGGATACCAAGGATTTTGGTAATTTCTTAGTATCTCTATCAACTGAATATAACAATGCTTTGTTGGTTATTGAAAATGCAAATATCGGTTGGGCAACTATTCAACAAGTGATTGATAGAAATTATGGTAATCTTTATTATATGAGTAAGGATTTAAAGTATGTAGATATCGAACATCAGCACTCAAATAGATATAGGTCACAGGATAAAAGTATGGTGGCAGGATTCTCAACTACTTCTAGAACAAGACCTTTGATTATTTCTAAGTTAGAAGAATATGTTAGAGAAAAATCAATCACAATACGTTCAGTACGAACTATTGATGAATTATTTACATTTATATGGATGAATGGTAGAGCTGAAGCTATGAGGGGTTATAATGATGATTTGACTATGAGTCTTGCAATTGCACTTTGGGTAAGAGATACTGCTTTGAGATTAAGACAAGAAGGTATTGATTTAACAAAAAAGTCAATAGATGGTATATCGTCACATACTTATAGTGGAATATATGGTGGTAGTGATGATAATGAGAATCCTTGGCAGATGAAAATCGGTGATGAAATAGAGGATTTAAGTAAATGGTTATAAATTAAAAGTTTTATATTTATATAGTATAGGTTAATTATAGGATTAATAAATGGATAATTGCACAAAAGAACTTTATAGCGAATTTAAATTAGGATTGGATGAAAACATCGAAGAATATGATGTTGAAAACTATGATGACTTAAAGGAGTTTATTCACTTTCTAAAAAATATGAAAGAGGATATTAACGAAGCCGAATATCAAGGTAGAAAAGTTAAACTTGGAAAACCAACTAGAGGTGATGTTAAGAAATTTAAAGTGTATGTAAAGAATCCAAAGGGAAATGTTGTAAAGGTAAACTTCGGACATGGTGGGACATCTGCTAAGAAAGCAGGTGAAAAAACAATGCAGATTCAGAAAGATATCCCATCTAGGAGAAAGGCTTTTAGAGCTAGGCACAATTGTGATACACCAGGACCAAGACACAAGGCTAGGTATTGGAGTTGTAAAGCATGGTAATAAAATTAGGATATATCAAATTTTTTTTGTATCTTAGTTAGATTATAACATAAAGAAAGTATAAATGGCAGAACAACAAAATAGTTCATTTTTTGGTAGATTGACAAAACTCTTTTCTACTCAAGCAATCGTAACGGTTGATAAAGACGGAAAAAGAAAAGTAGTTGATACCGATGATAGACAGCAAGGTACAACTAATCTTATGAATTTAAGAGATAGGTACACAAAACTACAAAGGTCTTTTGCATCAGATAATATGGCAGCTCAGTCAATGGCTTACCATCAAGTTCGTAGAGAACTATTCAGAGATTATGATGCAATGGATAATGACCCAATTATCTCCTCTGCATTAGATATCTATGCAGATGAATCAACATTAAAAAATGAATTTGGAGATGTTGTACAAATCAAATCAAAAAACGAAAAAGTAAAAGAGATATTAGAGAACTTATTCTATGATGTTCTTAATATAGAATTTAACCTATGGTCTTGGACAAGAAATATGGTTAAGTATGGAGATTTCTTTCTACTACAAGAAATACAAGAGGGTGTTGGTATTATTAATGTAAGACCTCTTCCAGTTTATGATACTGAAAGATTAGAAAATACTAATCCAAACAACGCTAACTATGTTAAGTTTAATGTAAACAATGACCCAAATGGTAAAGGTGAATACGAGAACTACGAAATAGTACATTTCAGATTATTATCAGACACAAACTTCCTTCCTTATGGTAAGGCAATGATTGAGAATGGTAGAAGAATTTGGAAACAAGTTTCTCTTATGGAAGATGCTATGTTAATCCATAGAATTATGAGAGCACCAGATAAAAGAGTTTTCAAAATTGATATTGGTAATATTCCTCCTCAAGAGGTTGATAACTACATGCAGAAGATTATAGGTAGAATGAAGAAAACTCCATTCGTAGATAAAAGAACTGGAGATTACAACTTAAAATATAATATCCAAAACCTAACTGAAGATTTCTTTTTACCTGTTAGGGGTGGTGATAGTGGAACTCAAATAGATTCATTAGGTGGTTTAGAATATACTGCAATTGATGATATTGATTACTTAAAGAATAAAATGTTTGCAGCTCTAAAGATTCCAAAAGCATATTTGGGATACGATGAGAATGTAAATGGTAAAGCAACTCTTGCTGCAGAAGATGTGAGATTTGCAAGAACAATAGAAAGAATACAAAGAACTTTAGTATCAGAATTAACTAAGTTGGCAGTAACACATTTAGCTGCACAAGGTTTAGAAGGAACTGAAATGGTTGATTTTGAATTAAACTTAGTTAATCCATCTACTATATATGAACAAGAAAAGGTAAATCTTTGGTCTGAGAAAGTTAGATTAGTTTCTGATATATCTGCACTAAATATGGTATCTAAAGATTGGGCATACAAAAATATATTTAACTTTAGTGATGATGAAGTTGATTTCCAAAAGGTTCAACTTATTAATGACCTTAAAGATAGGTTCAGATATCGTTCAATTGAGGATGAGGGTAATGACCCAGCAATGGAATCAGAACCAACTGATGTGGAAGATGAATTAGAAGAATTAAAAACTGAGTTAAAGAACAAAGGTGGTAGACCCAGAGAGGGAAACACTTATGGAAAGGATAAACATCCACTTGGGAGAGACCCACTTGGTAAAAAAGAAAATCAAAAGGCACTGAAAAAAACAGAGTCTACAATTAAAAAAGTTGCTAAAGAATATGTTAATGGGGTTTCGGCAAAACGAAAGTTAATAGGTGAAAATGGAGACTTTTTAGATGACACTAATTTGATTGATGAATAAAAATTTAGGAAATCAAAATAAAGTTATATTTATATACGATGTATAGTATTGTGTATTGATATATTATTATAGGATAAAAACATAATGAAGAGGGTAAAACATTCAAAATTTAAGAACACAGGTATTATTTTCGAACTTCTCGTAAGACAAATTACGTTAGAGGTTCTAAATGGAGATACTACTGAGAAGGCTAAAAAAATCGTTAGTGAGTTTTTTAGTCCAAAAACCGAGTTAAATAAAGAGCTAAGATTATACGAACTTCTTATGAAGGAAAAGTATAATTCTGAATCAAGAGCTGAGAAGTTCATAGATACAGTTAACGAAGCTCATAATCGTATTGACCAAAAGCAATTACATAAGGAGAAATATACTTTAATTAAAAAGATTAACGAATCATTTAATATGGATGATTTCTTATCTTCTCCTATTTCTAATTATCGCTTATTAGCATCTATCTATAAGATTTTTGAATCTAAAAAGATGGATAATTACGATATTAAGGATGTATTCAATTCAAAGATTACACTTATTGAAAGTATTACATCTAAACCAGCTACCAAATCTATAAACAAAAAAGATAAGTTAGTTGAAAATTATAAAAAGCAAGATAAAGATTTAAGATTACTTACTTATAAGATATTAGTAGAAACATTTAATAAAAAATATTCTAACCTAAATAATGACCAAAAGTTATTGTTAAAAGAATATATTAATAATTTAAGTAATACAACTGGTTTTAAATCGTATGTGGAAAAATCAATCCCATCTATTATAAAAGAATTAAAATCAATTAAATCTAAAATAAAAGATAAAGTAACTCAAATTAAATTAGCAGAAACTATCTCAGTACTATCTAAAACTAAGATTGGTAAGAATGTTTCTGATAATCATGTTTCATCAATAATGATGTCATATGAACTAATAAAAGAATTGAAGGTCAAAATATGAGTTTAAAAAAATTGGTAGAAGATTTAATTGCTGAAATTGAGCAAGATGAATTATCGGTAGACGAAATGAGTACTACTGGTAACGTTGCTGGGTATAATACTCCCAATGCGTTTAAAGATACCGATGGTACTGATGAAGATGATGAACCAGAAGATAAAGTTGTTGATAGAATCAACAAATCTACTGGTTACGAAAGGGTTAGTGAAAATAGGTGGTTAGAATTAAAAAAAGATGAATCTTCTCCAAAACAAAAAATTGGTAGAGGAATTTCTCAAGTTAATAAGCAACTTTCTGAAATCGAAACATTCCTTAGATGGTATGGTAAGATTAAAAAAGAAGGTGATTTAGATTCAAACCAATATTGGAAAAGAACACAAAAGAATTTGTTTAGAATTAGAGAAAGACTAAACAACATTGTAACATCCATAAGTAAATTATAATCAGAAATTAAACTATGAGTATTACTAAAGACACTATAAAAGAAACAATCAAAACTATAATGGCCGAAGAAGGTGATTATAAAGCATTCTTCAAAAAGGCATTAGAAAAAGCTGGAAAAGATATTCCATCAATGTCTGATGAAGAAAAGAAAGAGTTTTTCAATAAGATTGATGCTGCTTGGGATGGTAAGGGTGAAAAGAACGAAGGTAATGCCTTTGGAGCTGCTGTTACTAAAGCTAAGAAAGATGGTGATGATGAATTTAAAGTAGATGGTAAAACTTATAAAGTAGAAGAATCCCATTCAGATTGTGGATGTGGATGTGGTGGTGTAACCGAAGGAGGTTGTTCAACTAATTTACCGATTGAACTTTCTGAAGAATTAACTTTTGAAATAAATACATTCTTAGAAAGACCTGTATTATCAAAAAATAACAATAAGATTACAGTTGAAAATTCTGAATTAAGTAATCTAATTCCTACATTAGTTAACAACGAAATTCACAAAAGATTATCATCTGGTGTGAAAAAGGAATTTATTGAGTTATTAAAAAACTATAAATAAGGATACCATTATGAAGAATCTATTAATAGAAACAAACTTATTTGAAGGAAGAGTGAATGAAGATTCATCTGGTAGAACTTTAGTTAAAGGAGTCCTTCAACGTTCAGGTGCAGAAAACCAAAATGGTAGAGTGTATCCAAGAGAAGTATTAGAAAGAGAAATTGATAAATACCAAACATTGGTTAAAGAAAGAAGAGCATTAGGTGAATTAGACCACCCTGATTCTTCGGTAATCAATTTAAAGAATGTATCTCACAATATTAAAGAAGTACATTGGGAAGGTAATGATGTAATAGGTACAGTTGAAATCTTACCTACTCCATCTGGAAATATATTAAAAGAATTATTAAGAGCAGGAATCCTTTTAGGTATCTCATCAAGAGGTATGGGTTCTACTCAACCAATGAAAGATAACAAACTTTTAGTTGGTGAAGATTTTGAACTAATAGGTTGGGACTTTGTTTCTAATCCATCTACACATGGTGCATTTATGACTCCAATGAACGAATCAGTAGTAAAGAATATTGGTACTGATGTTTGTGGTGATTTTTGTAAAGCACAAAACTTAATGAGAGAAATTATAACGGAACTAGCATAATGAGTAAGAAAAACTTTGACATATACGATTACGTTCACAACAATAAATTTGAATTAAAGGTTGAGAACAAAAAAGAAACTAATGTATTTAAAGGATATAATGATATTAGAAAAACTAACATTAACGAAGTAAAGATTGTTGATGGTAAGTTTTCATTATCAGAATCTATTGAAGCTAATAAACCTCTAACGAATGAAGTTAAGAAACATTTCTTAGAAATTATCTCTACATACAAAACATTCCAAGAACAAATGAATAGACAATCTGATATAGTTCAGACTGCCGAAACATTGGGAGGTATTGTAGATGCTGCAAAAACATTAACTCTAAATGAAGCTGATGATTGGTTTGATAAAGTAACTATCAAACGTAATATGAGTGAATTAGAGAAAATGGATAAATCATTCGAAAAGGTTGCAACTGAAGCTAAGGCTTTAGATGAAAGGTTACATGCACTATATGAGGATATGGGAAATATCTTAGGAAGATATTACGAAATAGCTGAGTTAGATGAAGATACCATGAAACATCGTTTAGGTGATAAAAAATAAGATATGATTAAACTAACTGACTTATTAAAAGAAGAATCATTTACTGCTACATCTAAAAAAAGTGGTGAAACTGCTGTATTCAAAACAAAAGATGCAAGAGATTTGGCTGTAAAATCGGGTACTCATTCTAAGATAGATGATAAAGACGATGATGGTGATAAAAAAGATACTCCTAAAGTAAATATCTTTGATGAGCCTAAAAAGGATAAACCTAGCCAAGATTCAACTAAAGAAAGAGCTGGTAATCCTAAAATAAACAAAGCTGTTCGTGAGAAAGCAAAGGAGTTAGGAATCACCCCACAAAAATTAGGTAAAGAAGAATACGAAAGTAGAATGAGTAAGGCAGCTGTTGAAGCTCTAACTGACGCAAACTTTCATTCTGAAGCAAGAAAACTAATTTCAATATTGGAAGATAAACCTGAATGGGATTCTAATCCAATGAATGACCCAGACAAACCAAAAGATATATTTTCCGATGAATATGAGAAGTGGAGAAATAACACTGTATTCTCTTCTGAACTTTATGATTCAGCAGAAGGTACTGATGAAATTGCACATTTAGCAACGAATCAATCTGGATGGGAAGGAGAAACATCAGTAGATGCTATTGCATTTGATTTGAAAATGAATGGTAGTAAGAAATTGGCTGCTAAAATACAATCAATATTTGAAGGAAATTCAATTTCAAACGGAAGTCAATCAATTAGTATTTCTAAATTAATTAAAGAAGGAACTCGTTCTCAAGTTGGTGTGATTGGTAGTAATGGTAAAATTGTTTCTGCATACGTTCACTATGATGGTTATCCATCAAATATGAAACCAGGTTTAAAACATCACATGAAGAGTGATAAAGATGTTCTTAAACTAATTAAGATGGGTGGAGCAAGAGGAATCTTTAATGATAAGGATATTGAATATTACAAAAGTGGTACTCCATTAAAGGGTGATTCTAAGAATATTGAATCATATATTAAAGATGCCGATATGAAGAATGGTGCAGAATTTGTATATTTATACAATGTAAAAGATAAGAAGTGGTATTACGCTGATACTTATAAAGACACTGAATTAAAAAAATTATTCTAATGAAAGAACAACTTAGAAAAATCGTAAGAGAGATAATGAGAGATAAAGCTATCTCTGAAATGAATGAAGAATCCGTAAACGAAGCTGCTAGTAAAGAAGCAATGGGAATCGCTGGATTTACTGGTACTCGTGGTATTGCCGTACAAAAATTCATTGATGATTATAATTTAGATTCAAAAAAACTTTTTAACTTTGTAAAAAAAGGTAAACTTAAAGATAGACTGGCATTTGTAACTGCTATTGCTGGAAAGCCGGGTAATAAATATCAAGGTGATATAGTAGGTATGTTTGGTGAATCAGTAATAAACGAAGGATACTCTACTGAAGAGAAACGAATCGTAATGATGGCAATTAGAAAACTTGCTAAATATCGTAGTGTACCAATCGACCAATCAGTAAATGATTTGTTAGGAGCAGGTGCAGAACTACAAAGAGATATTAAAAAGGGTAAGATTAAAAAATAACCCTATACACAAAATATATAAAAAACTTATTATTTTCTTTAGTTTTTTATTGTTTTATAAATTTTTATATATTTATTCTTACAATAACCCACGTCTATGTGGGTTGCATTGGTTAATGAATACTAACTTTTAATGTTTAGTTACCGAACAACCAATTTTACACAAATTCTACATTGAGGTTTCTCGAATAACTTCAGAAAAACAAAAATTACAAAGTAAAATGGCAAATTCAAAATTGTTAAAAGAAGCAATTGCGGATGCTAAAGCTGTAAGAGAAACTGCTATCGCTAACGCTAAAATCGCATTAGAAGAAGCTTTTACTCCAAGACTACAATCTATCCTATCAAAGAAGCTACAGGCTGAAATGGAAGGTGAAGAGGAAGAAATGGAAGAAGAGTTAGATTCTAGTGATATTGGTAAAGGCGATGAAGAATCTCCAGTTGAACCATCTGATGTTGCATCTGACGCACACACTGAACTTGGACCTGAATCTGAAGAAGAAACTGCAGAGGTAGGTGATGAGTTGGAAGAGGACACTGTATCAGAAACCGAAGAAGAGGAAGTTGAAGAAACTATCTCAGAAGAGGAAGACGAAATAGAAGAATCTGAAGAAGAGGAAGTTGAAGAAGTTAAAGAATCCGAAGAAGAAGAAGTTGAGGAAGACTACCACGAAGAAGAAGAGGTAGAAGAATCAGAAGAAGATGAATTGGATTTAGAGGCTATCATCAAAGAATTGGAAATGGGTATGGATGATGAAGAAGAAGTTTCCGAAGAGGAAATGGATTCTGAAGAAGAAGTATCTGAAGAAGAGGGAGAAGAAGAAATCGAAGAAATCGAAGAATCTGAAGAAGAAGAAATGGAAGAATCCGAAGAAGAGGAAGTTGAAGAAACTCACTCTGAAGAGGGCGAAGAAATGGAAGAAGATGAAGATGAAATCGACTTAGATGAAATCCTTAGAGAAATGGGATACGGAGACGGAGAAGAGGAAATTGAAGAATCAGAAGAAGAAGAAGAAGCTAACGAAGAGGTAGTTAAACTACAAACTGAGTTAGAAGAAGCTTACACTACTGTGAAATCTTTACAATCTACTATCAACGAAGTAAACCTTCTTAATGCAAAATTATTGTACGCTAACAGATTATTCAGAGGTTATAACCTAACCAACGAACAAAAATCTAAAGTTGTAGAAAACTTAGACAGAACAACATCTGTTAGAGAGGTAAAATTAGTTTACGCTACGTTAGCAGAATCTATGAATTTTACAGGAACTGAGAAAAGAACTAAGAAAGTAGTATCGGAAGGTGCTTCTAAACCAGTTGCTTCAACTGCTCCAGTAAAAAACATTATTTCTGAGAACACAAATACTTTAGCCGAAAGATTTAAACAATTGGCTAATATTAAATAATTAACTTAACATTAAAAAAGAAAAATAAAATGGCAAATTTTGATTTATCTAAACTAATGGAAGGAAAGAACCCACAATCTGTAATGTTGAATGAAACAAGACAACTAAAAGGAAAATGGGAACAAACTGGACTTCTAGAAGGTTTAAACGAAAAAGAGCAAGGCGCAATGTCTGTTCTTTTAGAAAACCAAGCAAAACAATTGCTTGATGAGGCAAGTTCTACTGGAGCTGCTGCAAATAGTGAAGAGTGGAGTGGTGTAGCCCTTCCTCTTGTAAGAAGAATCTTTGGTGAGATTGCTTCTAAAGAATTCGTTAGTGTACAACCAATGAACTTACCTTCAGGACTTGTATTCTATCTAGATTTCAAATATGGTACTGCTAACGCAGGAAGAAGTACTGGTGCTGCTGGTTCTTTATTCGGTGGTGCAGGTGGTGCTTCTATCGATGCTGGATTTGGTCAAACGAAATCAGCTGAGAATGGATTATATGGTGCTGGTGCATTCGGATACTCTGTAAACGAAGCTTCTGCTTCTGTTACTGCTGGTAATTCTGCTTTCGCTTCTGCTTCACATGCTGATGTAGGATTTGATGGTGCATTATCTGCTTCTATTGAAGCTGGTGATATCCAGAAAATTACAATTGCTAAATCTAATATCTCTGATACACTTGATTTAGATGCATTATCATCAGTTATCGTAAGTGGTGCTTCTGTAACTGGTGCAAACCTTGGTCAATTCAACAAAGTTGATGGTGCTAATGTTGTATTATTCGTTAATACTACTGCTGCTAGAGGTTCTGGTGACATTATTGTAGGTCACACAAATGTACCTCTTGATTATAGTAGAGGTGACTTTGAAGATAAAACTGGTGCTGACTTAGGAATTCCTGAAGTAGACCTAGAGTTGAAGTCTGAAGCAATCGTTGCTAAGACTAGAAAACTAAAGGCTGTATGGACTCCTGAATTGGCTCAAGATTTAAATGCTTACCATTCAATCGATGCTGAGGCTGAATTAACTTCTATGTTATCTGACTATATCTCTTTAGAGATTGACTTAGAAATCTTAGATATGTTAAAGTCTAACGCGTTGACTACTGAATACTGGTCAGCTACAATCGGTGAGGAATTTAATGGTTCAACTTGGTCTGCTGGGAGTTCTTCAGTTGCTTACCAAAAGAACACTTGGTTCCAAACTTTAGGTACTAAATTAAACAAAGTATCTAATAAGATTCACCAATTGACTTTAAGAGGTGGAGCTAACTTCGTTGTTGCTTCTCCTGATGTATGTACTATCTTAGAATCTATTCCTGCATTCTCTATCTCAGCTGACAAAGATGCTTCATCTTTCGCTGCTGGTGTAACAAATGTTGGTTCACTTTCTAACAGATATACTGTGTACAAAAACCCTTACATGACTTCAAACGAAATCTTGTTAGGATTTAGAGGTTCAAACTTCCTAGAAACAGGAGCAGTTTACGCACCTTATGTACCATTAATTATGACTCCATTAGTATATGACCCGAATAACTTCACTCCAAGAAGAGGAGTTATGACGAGATACGCTAAGAAGATGGTTAGACCTGAGTACTATGGTAAAATCTTTATCAAAGACTTACAGTCTATCTAATCAGAACGTAGTTCAGATTAATTAAATTAGAGGGGTTCGAAAGTTCCCCTCTTTTTT